ACCGCCGCCATCACTTCGGCCGCCGCTATCAACTGGCTACATGAGGCGGCCGCATATTTCGAGAGGCGCCCAACTGGCGGCGAGGATGCCGCTCACTGGTCGAATGTCTACAACGCGGAGAACTGCCGGCGCATCGCAAGGCTGATCGCAGGGAAGGAAGATCAGAATGCCTGAGAACCAATCGACCGCGGGCTTCGACCAGTTTTGTGGTTTGGTCACTCGGCCGATCGGCTTTCATGACTGATGGCGCGATCACCGCGCTGGAACGGGCGGCGGCGCTGTCCTGGGCGCGCTCCTACCTCGGCTATGAGCCGCCCTGGTATGACCACGAGATCGCCCGCTGGTACGCCGAGAGCGTCGAGGGCCGCCGGCTGCGCGCTCAACTGCGGGGCGACGATTTTGACCCAGATCAATGCGGGGTCGTGCGGACAGCGTAACCTGTCCGCTCATCACAGCAGACATTCTCCTAGGCACGATGTCGCGTGAGGCGCGGTCGGGAATTATCGCCCGGCCGCGCCCCGTCATGCTCCGGTGCGTTGCCGCGGGCATAGGCCAAGAACCGCGCCCGCTTTCGGCTGATCGAGGTGACGATCTTCGGGCCCGCGCTCGTCGCGGCCTGGGCCTTCCGGCGCCGCTTCTTCCGGTTGTGGTAGGTGACGATCCTTGTATACACGCTGTGTGCCCCCTTTTGTGCCACCGCTGTGCGCAGGTTCGTCTTGTGTTCGCGCCCAGCGCGGTTCTCGCGATCACTGAAAAGCCAATATCCACGGTATTTCCCCGCTTTCAAGAGCCATGGAAAATGGATTGCTAAACCGTTATAGGGGGTCAACCTCTATCGGGGGTTCGAATCCCCCTCCCTCCGCCAGATCAATAACTTAGCCAACATTCTGCATCGCAGCAATCTACCCTCCGATGTCCCTCTGTGCCCCCATTTGTGCCACTTGTGGGTTCCGCTCGGCTGCCACCTTGGATTGTGCCACCGCACGTTCCCGTGCGGTGAGGTGCCCAAGGTAGACCTCCGTCGTCTTCAGCGACGTGTGCCCGAGATGCAGCGAGAGGTGGTAGATGTCGCCACCATTGCGCAGCCAGCGGATCGCGAAGCGATGCCGGAGGTCGTGCACCCGGAAGGCCCGGAACGCCTTGTCGTGGCCCTCCAGCCGCCGCATGACCTGCACGGCATTGGCCGCGAAGTTCCGATACGGCTTCCCGGTGCCGGCCCGGAACAGGGCGCCTTCGGTCGGAGCCGCGGCGAGGATGACCGTTGCGTCGCCCCCAGGCGTCCGCCAGTCCAGTGTCCGCGGCCGGTTGGTCTTGGTTCGCAGCAACCGGATCTGGCGCGCCTGGCAGTCCAGGTCGGCGGCTTCGAGGGTCACTGCCTCGTTCTCCCGCATGCCGGTCTGGTCCAGCAGCCGCAGGATGGCCGCCATCCCAGGCGGGGCGGCGGCGATCAGCTTCGCCACGTCGTCATCGGCCGGCGGGGAGATCGGGTCGCGGCGCTCTCGGATGATGCTGCGGTCATAGCTACGCGCCGGATTGTCGATGCGCCACCCCCAGGCGACACAGGCCGACAGAAGCCGCGAGAGCGCGGTAAGATCGCGCCGCACGGTGGCGTTCGATGCCTCCGAGCTGCGGAGGCCGATATACTCGGCAATGCGCTGGCCGGTGATCTGATCAACGCGCAGCGATCCGAAGATGCGTTCGAGCTGGCCGATGCTGACCAGATAGCGTTTCGCGACGTTCGGCTTGACGGCTTGCGGCAGAACCTCGCGCGCCCATCGGACGACGGCGGCCTGCCAGGTTGGGGAGTCTGGTGAGCCTACCGCCTCGCGTTCGAGTTTGAGGCGCCAGCCCTTGAGCCGCCGCGCCGCTTCGCGGGGATCAGTTGTGCGTAGGCTTCGTCGATACTCTCGTCCGGCGAGCTTGAGTCGGCCCCACCATACGCCGTTTCGCTTATAGAGATTGCTGGCCTTGCGAGGCATGCGCGCTCCTGCTCTCTGATCCAAGCGCGCACACGAACCGGATCGAACGTCCAGATGCCGCCAAGCTTTGCCGCGCCAGGTATCTGCCCAGCTTTCGCAAGCTCCTGTACCTTGCGCACCGAGAGGCTGGTGATTTCGGATACGTCCTGCGGGCGGATGCGCTCAGCCATCGTTACGGCTCAGAACGGAATTTCGTCGTCGATGTCGCCCGCCGGCGTCTTCACCCGCGACAATGACTGCCGGGGCACCAGACGCGACGGCGGCGCGGCCTCAGGCGCTGATGCTGCCTTGATGTAATCCCGCACCACGTTCTTCGCCTGGTAGCCGTCCTTCGCCGGCTGAATGCCGAGCTTGCACCGCCCGGTGCGCCCGACGATCTCGGGTGCAATCAGATCGCCCTTCTCGAACTGCGGCAGCAGACCGCAGGAGGCGGCGAACTTGCGCACCTTCCACGCCGACTTTTCGCCGCCGACCAGGTAATCGAACACCAGGCGGCGGCCGCCCTCCTGGTTGAACACCCAGATTTCCAGCTTGATCATCTCGTTGCCGGTGTTCTTCGATGTTTCCTCGCTGGCGTCGCGGACCTCGTAGTCGTATTCGGACTCAGGCCAGAGATTAGCGGACTGGGCCTCCGCTTCCTCTTCCGAGATCGGGGTCACTCTCATTTTCTGCTCCTATGCTGCCAGCTTGCCTTTGAGATAATCGATCGCCTTGGCTGCGCGCTCGGTCGGCATCTCGTCCCACGCTGCGACGTTGGCCGCGGCCAGCCACTTATCGACCGTGCCCTCCTCCAGCTTGACGATCGCCAGCAGCCGCTCGATCTCGGTGAGCTGCTCCGGCGTTGCGCACGCCACCGGCGCCGATGCCTCCTCGACCACCTCCTCGCCATAGAGCGCGGTGAAGGCCGCGTAGGACCATTCAAAGGTGGACGCCTGGGGGAACGTCGCGATGCGGCTCTTGCGCACCTTGCCGTAGCGGGAGTTGCCGAGCTTCACCACCTGAATGGCGAGGTCCAACTCGTACTCGAGGCGCGGCCAGCAATCGAAGGTCGAGCCGATCTGCGCCCGCTCGCCCTTGTTGTCGGTGCCCCACTCGGCGACCTCACCTGCGATCAGGATCACGTTCATGTCCATTCGGGTGAGCCACGCCACGAGCTGGCGCATGTAGTTCACCGCCGGCTTCTTGTCGGCGCCAAACTCGTTCTTCTTGCCAGCCTCGGTCAGCCGCTCCGCCTCGCGCGCAATCTCGTTGGCGAACAGCTTCGTCACGCTGTCGATGATCAGGGTTTTCCGGTCATGCGTCTCGGTGGCGAGCGCCTTGACCTGCTCCAGCACGACATCGAACGACGCCGCGCCATCGTCGGGGCCGAGGTAGAGGCCGCCGGACGCGCGCAGCTTCTCGCGATACTCCGGCTGCGTGGCGCCACCCTCCACGTCGAGCATGTAGCATTGCGGCCAGTCGAGCGCCCATTTCGTCTTACCGACGCCGGACGCACCGTAGGCCAGGATCTTGGGCTTGCGCGGCTTGATCAGCTCGGGCGTGGTGCCGAGCAATCGGGGCTTGCGCTTCGTCACGCTACCATCAGGCATTTGCGACCTCACCATTCGCAGACTTCCGCACCCGCGACGGGCGCGGTGTGCCGGGCTTCGGGCCCGGCCGGACACGTGTCTCGTTGATCGAAAACGCGGACTGCACCTGTAGGGGCATCTCCGCCAGCAACTTCGACCATGCCTGCATGATCTCGGCCACCTCGGACGCCATCTGCTTGGGGTCGTCGGCGAGCGGCACGGTGATCGTGCCGATGAACTCGTGGGCCATGTTTATTCCTCTTCCATGTCTGATCGCTCGGCCTCGATGCGTGGTGCCTGCGGCCCGGCGATCTCGACCACATAGAGGATCACTGCGAAGAACATCAGCACGATCAGGATCGCCATGTTGGCCTCCATCGGGTGCGACCTCGCAATCATACCGCTCGCGGCAGCGCTGGCAGATATATTGGTCCGGCCGCGCCACGACGTAGAACCCGTCCGGATCGTCGTCGCTGTCGCAGGCGCGATCGCACTCGTCGCAGCGCAGCCAGCTCATGGCAGCAGCACCCAGGCCACAGCGACGCCATAGATGCACAGCAGCCCCAGAATGAACGCGGTGTCGCGCATCACGCCGCCGATGGTCCGTCGTCGTTGCTCGGGCTGGCGACCGGGGCGAGGCTGAGCCCCACGAATGTGCGCCGGTGGCGCGCCGGAACGGGCGTGCTCTCCAGCGCGTCGGCCCGCGCGGCGACCTCAGTCAGATGACGCGCGAGTTCCAGGCAGTCGCGCGGTGCAAGCGCGTCGGACCGGCGCAGGATGTAGGCGGCGATGGAGCGCAGCTCGTCGGCGATCATCGCCAGTCTCCCTCGACGCGGGCGACCTGGCCCCGGATCTCGTGCAGCGCGTCGGAGCGGCCGCGGTGGTACTGCTCCTCGAGACAGGCGGCGAGGAAATGCCGGGCGATCTCGTCACCGGCATCGAGCCCCAGCAGCCGGACCATGTTGGCCACCAGAGTGTCAGGAATGATCTTCATGCGACGATGCTCCCCTGCCGCTCGTCGGCGATCGGCGTGAGACCGAGGGCGGCGCGGGCGGTATCGCGCAGGTCCGCCAGCTCGATCGCCATCACCTCGACGGCGCGCGCGAGTGCCGCGGTTTCGAGGCAGAATTTATCGATCCGGGCGATCAGTTCAGGTGCCATTGCTGGCCTCCCCGGCACAGAGGTCGCAGGGGCGGGTGCGGAGCCGCATGTCGCCCGCCACACCCCAGAGGATCTTGCCGCTGCCGCCGCAGTTCGGGCATTGGCCCTTGGCTGCGCGCCGGCGCCACAGCGCGAGCAGCTTGCTCTCGCTCGCTTGGTCAAGCCGGCGCTGCGCGTGCTCGCTGTAGGTGCTCATGCCGGGCCGCCGTCGAGCTGAGCCAGCAGATCGGCGATGGCGTGATCTTCGGTGGCGCCCACGCCCACCGGGTCGCCCGGCTGGCGGTCGCGCGGCCACGCGGACCATACGCCATACCGGTATTCGGTGCCGAACAACTCGGGCCGGATCCGCTCCTCGACATCCAGCCAGTATTCCTTGATGCTCATTTCTGTTTCCCCTTGTTGGTTTCGGCGACGAGTTGGTCACGCTCGGCGCGGCTGCGGGCGATCGAAGCGCTGTGCTGGCGGCGCGCCGCGGCAACGGTGTCGGCGAGGTAGCGGCCCGCCGACCAGGGCCTGGCGCGCAGCTCGGCGATGGTGGCGCGCTCGCGGGCGCGGATGGTCTGCTCGATGCGCTCTGAGGCGGCGTAGAGCCGCGCGTAGCAGGCGGTCAGCGGCGGTTGCGCGGCCGGCGGTTCAGTTGCAGGGCGGCTTCCACCTCCTGCTTGATCAGCAGCGTTAATTCCCGCGCCTGAATATTCAGGCGCGAAATCGCCAGAATATACTCGCAGTAGCGATTGATGTTCTGGAGAGCGACGGTCACCTGTCGCCACGGCGTCGGCCGTCGCATGGTTTGCCTCGATTTTTTGGGTGTCTGGATTGGGATGGTTGCGGGCGCTAAGTGTCGGAATTTCTGTCAAAGCGCTTGTGGCGTTTGATGCTCGATTGACAGCAGTCTTACGTTGCGACGGAGTATCTTCGCTCGCGCCCGGTGACGCTTCGGCTACATTCGCGCGAGGATCGGGCCCTGCCGGGGAGGTCGGAAAGGAAGAATGAAGCGTCACGCCGGAGCCTCCTGGATCAACCGGAGGCATTGTCGGATATTCCGACGCTCTATGCAAGCCCAAAGCGCGGCGATGTCGATTTATTCGACGCGGCGACGGTCGCTGTTCGGTCTGCTGCTGGCGCCTGGATCGATGGTGGGACTAGGAGGAGACCTCGGTACCGAGCGCGGCTTCGAGCACCTTGACGGCTCTCACGCGGTCTTCGTCCGAGAGCTTACGCCAGAAGCGCAGCAATGCGAGTTCGTTCGGCTGTTCGACGAACTGGCCGACAAGTGGGCCGCCCACTGGCGTTCTTCGGCAGAGAAGCCAATCTAGTGGCACCCTAAAATAATCCGCCAAGGCAACCGCGAGATCACGGCCCGGCAGATCGCCGCCGCTCTCGATGCCCGCGATCGTCGAACGGCTGACATTGAAGATCGCCGCCAGATCGTCCTGCCGGGTAATGCCGGCAGCGCGACGTAGCTCAATGAGGCGGCGACCAATGGCGCGCGGGTCGAGCATGTCAACAAGATGACGAAATGCAAAAAGCCGGTGGTTGAAACTTCCGACCAAATCGGGGCGAGCGCCCGCGCTACCAGACCGAAACGGCTTGACAGCTTGCGTCGGAATGATCGACATTACCCGGCCATGAACGTCGAGGCTCTCATCGAGCGCGCGGGCAGTACCGTTTTGCTGGCCCAACGGTTGGGTGTGGCCCGGACCACGGTGCTCGATTGGAAGCGTGCTGGCGCCATTCCTGGCAATCGTGTCAGCCAGATAGCGCGCGCGCTGAAGATCCCACCTGAAAAGCTACTGCCGCTCGTGCAGCCGCCGAAGCACGCTCGGATCACGTGATGGCTCCGCCAATCCACAACCGGATTCACTCAATCACGCCTGTGTCGGAAATAGCAACCGCCTGATCACTCACTTTGGGGGGAGCATGCGCCCAGGAGGTCCTACAGCCACGTCCGGCGCTGCAACCCCAGCGGGCGAGTGTGTGGATAACTCTCGCCCGCTGATCTGCGATCACTGCCCCGATGCAGCCGTGCTGATCGATCCCGGTTGTGAGGAGATCCGCGAACTGTTCGTGCTGGTGCGGGGGCGGCCGGTGCGCCGGTGGTGCGTGCCGTGCTGGCGTTCGGCGCATGGTGAGGCGGTGGCGCGGGGATGAGCTTGCTGGCGCCCTTCCCCTATTTCGGCGGCAAGCGGTCTGTGGCCGCCGATGTGTGGGTCCGTCTCGGCGCCCCGGCACAATACATCGAGCCGTTCTGCGGCTCTGCGGCGGTGTTACTGGCCAAGCCCACCCCCGCGGCGCTGGAGGTGATCTGCGATGCCTCCGGCTTCATCGCGAACTTCTGGCGCGCCGTGCGGCACCAGCCCGCAGTCGTGGCCGCATGGGCGGACTATCCGGTGTCTCATATCGACCTCGGCGCGCGGCATGTCTGGTTGATGGCGCAGCGCGAGCGGATTGGCGCCGAATTGCAGAATTGCGACTGGCCTGGCGACGCCAAGGTGGCCGGCTGGTGGCTGTGGGGACAGTGCTGCTGGATCGGCTCTGGCTGGTGCGAGTGGGATCGGGCAGGTGCCGCACGCCGGCAATGCTGGGAGAGGCATCTAGGCGGTCAGGAAGGTATCGACGCCACCTCTGCTGGCAGGGGCATCCAGGCGGTCGGGAAGGTGCCGCACGCCAGCGATGCTGGCAGGGGCATCCAGGCGGTCGGGCAGGTGCCGCACGCCAGCAATGCTGGCATGGGCGACGCCCTCCTGACCTCCGCCGGTCGTGCGGCTTGGCGCTGGCTGCACAAGCTGGCCAATCGGCTGGAGCGCGTGCGCGTTGTCCATGGTGACTGGACACGCTGCCTCAACAATCATTTCGGCGGTGCTGATACCGCCATCTTCCTCGATCCGCCCTATCGCTCATACGAAAAGCTCTACTACGGCAACGCGGCGTCCGTCGCCGATGCGGTCGAGGCATGGGCGCGCGACAACGCTCATCTCCGCATCGCGCTCTGCGGCCACGTCGGCGACTACGATCTGCCTAGCTGGGATCCGATGCAGTGGGATCGCGGGCGGCTGACCTATTCCGGCGGGCAGACCACCGACAAGGAGTGCATCTGGTTTTCGCCCGCCTGCCTGCCGGTCAGACAGCCGGACCTGTTCTCCTGGGATGATGCCTACGATCAGCCGCTGCGCGATCTGTTCGCGGAGGCGGCCGAATGAGCGCCGCGCTCCGCCTCACCCCATACCGGCCCGACGAGACCGACATCCATGAGATGGTGGCGACCGCGCTCGACCGCCTGCTGCTGCCGCCGGCGATGTGGACCACGCTGCCGATCGGCCACGTGCGCCTGACCGGCCAGCAGGCGGCGAAGCTCGCGCGCCTCGGTGTGGCCCGCGGCTGGCCCGATCTGATCGTGCTCCATCATTACGCCTATGGGATTGAGCTGAAACGGCCGGGCGGGACGCTGTCGCGGTCGCGCCTGGTGCCGACGCGCAAGGGCGGGCGGCGGATGGTCGAGGGGCAGCGTGAGGTGTTTCCCAGGTTGGAGGCGGCGGGGCTGCGCATCGCGGTGTGCGAGAGCCTGGCCCAGGTGCTGGCCGCGCTCGCCGGCTGGGGTGTGCCGCTCAGGGGGTGTGCGTGAGCGGTTATGACGCGATCGCGGCGGCGGACGAAATCGCCCGCGCCAACGGCTGGGATGGCCGCCTCATCGGCGAGCCACTCCCCGCCGCCGACCAGCTCTACGGCATGGCCAGCGAAATGGGCCGCCCCGTCGCCGCCGGTGTCCTCCCGCTCGAACAAGCCTACGCCGCCTGCATCAATGCCACGCTCAATGCGGAGCGGTGCGGCCATCTTGGCGGCTACCAGGCCAACGACGTCATCAGGTTTCAGCGGCATCTGCTGGGCCAGGCGGTGACCCGCGAGGAGACGCGACGCGCCATAACGGCTCATCGCATCAAGCGGGTCGTTGCTCCGCTGATCGCCACGCATCAGCCGCGGAATGTCCTGCTCGCCGAGGCGCATGGCGTCAATGGCCAGGAAAACCTCCCGCTGACAGAAGGAGAGGTCGAAGACCTCGTCACGACCGAGGTGTGGTATTCCCTGCCCTGGCCGCGACGGGCTCGCCGTCGTGCGCCATGACAACATCTGGACGCTCTATGAAGGCAGCGAGGCCAAGCAGGAGCCGCCACGTCCGCTCGTGCTGCATGAAGCGCGCCTGCCTGATCCCACCACCATCCCGCCGCGCCAGTGGCTCTATGGCACGCAGCTCGTCCGAGGATATGTCACCGTGCTGATAGCCCCCGGCGGCACCGGCAAATCCGCCTACGCCATGGGCATTGCGGTCTCCTGCGCCGCCTACAAGGCGTATCTCGGCGACCACATCTTCGCCCCGGTCAACGCCGCCATCTTCAATCTCGAAGATCCGCTCGAAGAGATGGAGCGGCGACTCGCCGCCATCATGATGCGCCACCAAATCCCCCCCGACGACCTCCGCGGCCGGCTCTACATGGACGACGGCGAAGGCCGCGGACTGACCATGGCCGCGGTCAGCGACGGTGGCTTCAATGTCGTCTACCCCGACGAAACGCTGCTGATCGAGGAGATCACCAGAAAGCAGATCGGCGTGCTGGTCTGCGATCCGTTCGCCGAATCACACTCCCTCGAAGAGAACAGCAATCCCCAGATGGTCAAAGCCGCCGCCGCCTGGCGGCGTGTGGCACGCGCCACCGGCTGCGCCATCCTGCTGGTCCACCACGTCCGCAAGGGCGACGCGACCGGCATCGACGCCGCCCGCGGCGCCAAGGCTCTGACCGACAGCGCCCGTGTCGGCCTCCTCCTCGCCACCATGAGCGCCGAGGACGGCGAGACGTTCAACATTCCGCCCGACGATCGCTGGCAATACGTCCGCCTCGACGATGCCAAGCGCAACATGGCACCGGCGGCCAAGGCGCGCTGGTTCAAGCTCGATCAGGTTTCTTTGGGTAACGTCAGCGACCCGATTTACCCGAATGGCGACAAGGTGGCCGCCATCGTGCCGTGGGAACCGCCGTCACTCGCTGCCAACGCTACGCCTGCTCAACTCAACGAGGTACTGGACATCATCGCCCAACCGGCCGCCGGCTGGCTCTATGCGGCGCATCGGCGGGGCAAACAAAACGATCGGTGGGCCGGTCAGGTGCTCGTCGACGTTCTCGGTTTCAGCGAGAAACAGGCGACCGGGTTGATCGCCGCGTGGCTCAAATCCGGCCTGCTCTACCAAGAGAGCTATCACGACAGTGAGCAGCGCAAGGATCGGACCGGCGTCCGGGTCGATGACACGAAGAGACCGACACCATGAACGAATTTCCCCCAGGTTTCTGCGTCGAGTGGGATTACCAGGAATACCGTCCTGTCAGGATGACCGACTGCACTACGAAGGTCGGCACCCCAGCCAGGATCATCCACTGGCAAACCGAGTGTCCGCGCTGTCAGCTCAGTTTCGAAGTGACGACTACCCTCCGGTTCAGGTCGCCACGTCGATTCTGCAATGACTGCAAAGCCCCTGGTGTCACCGTCAAAGGACTTCGCCGCCACCTTCGGCAGCAGATCGAAGGGCAAGCCCATGATGTCTGAATTGGCGCGGAATTGGCGCGGAATTGGCGCGGCGAAGGACCGGCCAAGGGCGGGGTGCGCCAATTGCGCCAATTCCCCCTTTCAAGGGGGGGAATTGGCGACAATGAAATGGCGCAGCTCTCCCCGCCCCTTGCGCTTGGCGCGGTCCAAAGCCCGAATTGGCGCAGAGTATGGCGCGGAATTGGCGCAGCCATGACCCCGCAGATCGATCCCCACGAGACGGCGCCGCTGATCCTCCAGGTCGCCAGCCTGCTCGAAGGCGAACGCTACGCCGACGCCGTCGGCGCCGTCGCCGGCCTGCTCATCGCCGCCATGATCGCCGTGCCACCAGACGCCCGCATGGCGTTCGCCGAGCGCATGCTCGAGGCGATCCGCACCCAGGTCCGGGACAGCCTGACATGACCCCAGCCGAGCGCACCGCGCTGATCCTGCTGCTCGATCTCGCCGCCATGCAGGACGGCTACGCGCCGCTCCACCTGGTCGCCGCCGTGCGCGATCGCATCCGCGACATCCGCGGCACCCTCGATGCCGAGGCCCATCGCCGCCTCAACGCCAACCCCGACGACGGTCTTGCCCCGTTGCACCCCGAGCCCGACCACCTCGTGCTCGCCCGCGCCAGGGAGGCGCTCGCCCATGACCCCCCTTGACACGCTTTCCGCGCATTCGGTAACGAACCACAACCGGATGTGGGGTCAGCCTACTCAGACCACTATGCCGTGCGGCTCGCATCGCTGGTTCTGCGCCCATACGCACCCAGCCGGCGAGTTCCGCGCCGAACTCGATCTGCTCGGCAAGGGATTCTGCGTTTTCCTCCCCCTGCATCTCGATCGCCGAACCGAGCGGATCGAACCCCTCTTCAGCCGGTATTTGTTCGTGCAGTTCGATCCGGGCCGCGACCAATGGCGCCGGATCTACCGCTGCCGAGGCATCGAGACCTTGATCACCACCACAACAGACCGCCCGCTGCCCGTGCCCCACGGCATCGTCGAAGCTCTGATCGCCCGCACCTCCGATCGTCGCATCGTCGATGATCCGCGTGACGAACCGCTGCCTCCGCCAGGCGCCGCTGTGCGTGTGCTACAGGGGCCTCTAGCCGGCTGGGCGGGCGTGGTGCGGCTGAGCCGGCCGAACCGGTTGCGGCTGCTGCTGGAGGCCTTGGCGGGGCATGTCGAGGTCGAGCTGCGACCCGAGATGGTCGCGGTAGTCGCATAGTGGGACCAAGTGCGAGGCAGAAAGACAGGCGGCGGCTCCCGCAAGGGCATCCCAAACCAACTTACCGCCGACGTGAAATCGATGATCCTCGGTGCGCTGAATGACGCCGGCGGCCAAAGCTACCTCGCAACCCAGGCGAACAAGAACCCCGCAGCATTCATGACGCTGCTCGGCAAAGTGCTGCCGTTGCAGGTGACAGGCGAAGCAGGTGGTCCGCTGGTCGTCGACTTTCGCTGGGCCGATGCAACGCCGCCTGTGATCGTCGGCGAACCGCTTGCTGTGTCGTTCAAGGCCGATGACGACTGCTAGACGCCAACAGGTCACACTGCCGTTTGCGCCGCGCGCCTGGCAGAGACCATTGATCGACGATCCGGCCAAACGCATCGTCGCTGTCGTGCATCGCCGCGCCGGCAAATCAACCGCATTGCTCTGGCGCGGACTCAAAGTCGCGATCACCTCAAAAAAACCACTGCCGCGCGTGGTGCATATACTTCCGTATAGCGTGATGTGGACACGAACCGGATTGTGGGATCAGGCGGTGCAAGCCGCCGAAGCGATTCCGGGCACGACGATACGCAAGTCTGAGATGGCGATCCGGCTGCCGAATGGTGGCACCTGGCAGGCGGGCGGCGCGGACAAACCCGATAGTTGGCGCGGCGGCTACGGCGACGAAGTGATCATCGACGAGTTTGACGATACGCCACAGACAATGGTGCCGCTCGTGATCGAGCCGATGTTGGCGGATCGCTCCGGCACGCTGGTGCGCTCCGGCACGCCGAAAGGCCGCGGTCTGCTACAGGCGGCGTACGACCGGGCGCGTGTCACAGCCGGCTATTCGTCCTACCTGCTCGACTACACGAAAACCGGCGCGCTCTCCGATGAAGCGATCGAGCGGCTGAAGCAGGAGATGAGCGATGAGGAGTTTCAGCAGGAACTTTGCTGCTCGTTCAATGCGCCGAACTCGGGATCGTATTACGGCAAGTTGCTGAACGACGCTGAGACTGAGGGCCGCATCACCGCTGTGCCACACGATCCGGCGCTGAAGGTGTGGACCGCCTGGGATCTCGGCATTGACGATGCCACCGCCATCTGGTGCGCGCAGATCACCCGCGGCGGTCAGTGGCGATTGATCGACTACATCGAGGACAGCGGCGTGGGCCTCGATCACTATGTCAGGTTGTTGCAATCGAAACCGTATGCCTACGAAAAACATCTGCTACCGCATGACGCCGCGGTGCGCGAGCTGGGCAGCGGTCGGTCTCGCACCGAGACGCTGCATGCGCTGGGCGTGCGGCCAACGCGCCAGGTCGAGCAGCATTCGGTGGCCGACGGCATCAACGCGGTGCGCATGATCCTGCCGAAGTGCTGGTTCGATGCCGAGCGCTGCGCCAATGGGATCAAGGCGCTGCGGCATTACCGACGCGAGTGGAACGAGGCGGCACAGACCTGGCGGGCATCGCCGGTGCATGACTTCGCGAGCCACGGCGCCGATGCGGCGCGCTATCTCGCGCTGGGTGTGCGCGACGAGAAGCCGAAGGCGCAGCCAGAAACGCCGCGCGTCCGGCTCAACACCGAGCGCGGCAACCAGGCGTGGATGACTGCATGACGCGAACCGAGCCGCTGCCGGACGGCATGCGCCGCTTCGTGGTGCGCGCCGAGGACGGCGAGCCGATCGCGGCCTATGCGGCGCACAACCGCGACCACGCGATCGAGCAGTTCTGCTGGCCCGCCCTGCTGTGGGCACCGCTGGAGATGGACGGCTGGACCTGCCGCGAGGACCGCACATGAGAGCGGGCGACCGGCCATGGGACGAGGCGGACGTGGCGCATCTGCATCGCGTCTGGACCGTCGAACGCCAATCGCTCGGTGCGTGCGCCGCGGCGCTGAACCGATCGCGCAGCGCGATCAACCAGAAGCTCGCCCGGTTGCGCAGCGAGCAAGGCGTCGAGCGGTGGCCGCACTGGATCAGGCCGAACACGGCGGCGAAGCGCCCGCAGCCGCCGCGTCGTGCCGGCATGATCACATTGGCGCCGTTGCGCTCGCTGGCCGGCGTGTGGCTGTTGGCCGCCGCGCTCGACACCACGCCGCCCCAACCGCTGCAATTCGTCTGGCCGCGGGTCGAGTTTCCCGACCAAGCGAGCTGCGCGCTGACCGGCGCGATGCTGCCGCGGCCGAGCCATTACCTCTGCTACGAGCGAACCGAGCCATGATCGCGCTGATCGACCTAGCGATCTATCTCGCCATCCTCGGCTGCATCGTGTGGCTGCTGCTCTACGTGATCGACACCATTCCGATGCCGGAGCCGGTTCGCACCGTGGCGCGCGTGGTGATCATCGTGGTGTTTTGCCTGCTGCTGATCAAGCTGCTGTTGGTCATGATTGGTCCGGAGGGCTGGCGTTGGCCGGCGCTGCTGCGATGAGCAAACGTCCGACCGCCGGTGATGCTGCGATCCTCCGCGAAGCCAAGGCGCGCTTCGAGCGCTGCGTGGAATGGGAATCGCACGCCCGCTCCAATGCCGAGCACGACACCAAATTCGCCGCCGGTGACGCGCTGAACAACTGGCAGTGGGACAGCTCGGTGCGCAATGCGCGCGGTGATCGGCCGTCGCTGACCCACAACATGGTCCGCCAGCACAATCTCCAGATCATCAACGATGCGCGGCAGAACAAAGCGCAGATCAAGGTGACGCCGACCGGCGGGCGCGCCACCTACGAGGCGGCCCAGGTGTTCTCCGGCATCATCCGCCGCATCGAGTATCAGTCGAAGGCGATCGACGCCTATTCCACCGCGATCTTCCATCAGGTCGAGAGCGGCATCGGCTATGTGCGGGTGGTGACTGACTACGCCGACGAGGACAGCTTCGATCAGGAGATTTTCATCAAGCGCGTGGCTGATCCCAAGACGGTCTACATCGATCCCGATGCCAAGGATTACGACAAGGCGGACATGAATTTTGCCTTCGTGTTCGTCGACATCCCGCGCGACCGCTGGGAGGAGGAGCACGGCAAGGGCGATATGCCGCCGCCGGCCGCGCTCGATCACAGCGACGGTTGGAACGACAAGGATCACGTGCGCGAAGCGGAATACTGGCGGCGGAACACCGACAACGACAAGCTGCACTTGCTGATGGACGGCCGCCAGATGCGCGAGAGCGATCTCGGCGACGATGATATGGGCGAGCTGCAACGCCAGCAGATCGTGCAGTCGCGTGACATCTCGGTGCCGCTGATCGAGTGGTTCCGCCTGGTCGGTGATCGCGTCGAGGAGCGCAAGGTCTGGCCGGGCAAATATATCCCGATCGTGCCGTTCATCGGCGAGGAGACGGTGATCGATGGCACGATGGACCGCAAGGGCCACACGCGGGCGCAGATCGACGCCCAGCGTATCTACAACTACTGGGCCTCCGCTGCGGTGGAGCAGGTGGCGTTGCAGTCCAAGGCGCCCTGGACGCTGCCGGGCCGCGCGGTTGAGGGGTATGAGACCTACTGGAACACGGCCAACACCAAGAACCACAGCTTCCTGCCGTACAACGACATTGACGACAGCGGCCAGCCGATTGCTCCGCCGCGGCGCGAACAGCCGCCGGTCATGGCCCAAGCATACATCGAGGGCTTGCAGATCGCGCGCAACGACCTGATGAGCGTGACGGGCCAATATCAGGCCGAACTCGGCATGCCGTCGAATGAGCGATCCGGTGTGGCCATTCAGCAGCGCCAGCGGCAGGGCGACAATGCTACCTACCACTTCATCGACAATCAGGCGAAGGGCATCAGGCAGGTTGGCCGCATCCTGCTCGACCTGATCCCCAAGGTTTACGACGTGAACCGCGTCATGAAAGTCATGGCGGAGGACGGGTCGGAGAACGATGTGGCGATGGTGGTCAATTCGCCCGATGCCCATCGCTTCGATCAGGTGCAGCCGGACGGCTCGGTGGCCCAACTGACGCCGGAGCAGGCGCAGAGCGCGACCGAGGATCCGAGCCAGCCCAACCCGCAGGTGATCTTCAACCCGAATGTCGGGCGGTATGACGTGGAGGCCGATGTCGGGCCGTCGTTCGGCACGCAACGGCAGGAGGCGGCCAATGCTTTCGCCCAGATTATGGCGCAGAACCCGGCGGCGTTTCAGGTGGTGGGTGATTTCTGGGCGCAGAATTCCGACTTTCCGGGCGCTGATCAACTGGCCGACCGGCTGAAGCGCGGGCTGCCGCCGCAATACAAGCCTGGGCCGGACCCGCAGGTCGCGCAGTTGCAGCAGGCGTTGCAGCAGACGCATCAGAACGCGCAGCAGATTCTGCAACAGGCCGACGCCAAGGTGGCGACGTTGCAGGGCGAAGTGGCGCGGCTGAACGAGCAGCTCAAGGACAAGGGCAGCGAAATCGCGATCAAGGACTATGATGCTGAGACGCGGCGGCTGGCGGCGGTCGGCAACATCGATCCGATGAGTTTGCAGGTCATCGTGCGGCAGATGGTGCAGGATATGCTTCAGACTGAGCTGCACCCGGTGTTGCAGCAGCACGCGGCCATTGAGAGCGGCTTGCAGCAGCAGATGGCGCCGCCGCCGCCGGCCAACGGGCAGGCAGGGCCGGTGCAATGACCGACATCGTCGAGCGGCTGCGCTGGGCCATCGCCGAGGGCAGCTTCACCTCCAACACCAACCAACTGCTGGAGGACGCCGCGGCCAAGATCGAGGAGCTGCGCTACCAGCTCGCACAGCGCGAGGTCGATCGGGCTGTCACCACCGGCACGCTGGCCAAGGACACCCCTGAGTATGACGAGCCCGGCCCCACGTCGTGGACGTGGCCCGCCAGCGCCCCGCCACATCATGTGACTGACTGAAACTGCAATGAATTCCGCCGCTTCTGTGCTAACTTTCGTGGTGCGGCCGATGCCTGCGAGAGCGGGCATGGTGCCCGTTCAGGGCAACGGCCGCACGGGAGGACACAAGGATGCGAATCCGTGTGTTCTTCCGGTGGGCAAAGAAGCGGATGACGGTCGTCATCGAAATCCGCTTCCTAGCCTAACCGGAGCCGGCGGGTTGGCCACAACCAGCCCGTCGGTTCTGGGAACATAGCGCCGATCCTTCCGGCGCGCCACAACCCACAATCAAGGCCATGTCTGACAATCCCGATCTTGCCCCGCCAACCGAAGCCCCCACAGCCGACCCGCCGCCCGCGCCAGAGCCGGAGCAGCCGCAGGAGCAGCCCGCGCCGTCACCCGAGCCGGAGCCGGCACCGGAGGCGGCCAAGGGCGACGAGCAGGATCCCGCCGCCAAGCGCATCTCGCGGCTCACGGCCCGGCTTGCCCAAGCCGCCCGCGAGCGTGATGAGCTGGCCGCACGCCTTGCCCAGCATGACGCGGCCGCCCGCGGCGAGGCCCCCAAGGTGCTCGATGCCGAGACCCAGGCGCTGGTCCGGGAGGAGGCCCGCAAGCAGGTGGCCCAGGAACGGACACAGGAGCGCGTACAGGCGTTCCACGACGCCGGGCGGGAGCAATATCCGGACTGGACCGAACGCTGCTCCAGCCTCATGGCAATGGGCGCTGACCCCCAGTTCGCCGAACTCCTCGTGGAGATGAAGGACGGCGCCAAGGTGGCGGCGAGCCTGGCCGACGAACCGGACGAGTTGGAGCGCATCGCCGCGCTGAAGACGGAACGGGCGCGGGCCATCGCGCTCGGCCAATATGCCGCCAAGCTGGAGGCCAAGCCGGCCGCTCCGCCGGTGACGGTGAGCCGGGCGCCGGCGCCGATCCGGCCGGTGACGGGCCGTACCCAGCCGGAGTTCAACGAGTATCGGGCCGGCTCGCAGCAACTGGTGGATTTCTACACCCGCCAAGCGCTGGAGCAGCGGAGGCAGGCACGATGAGCGAGACTGAGGCGCCGCAGAACTGGCTGGACCTGATCGCCGAGCTGTCTCGCCGGCCGACGGTCGACGAATGGAACGGCCTGGTGGCGCAGTGCGACCGGCTGCGCGCGGAGTGTGATCGGCTGCGCGGGCTGCTCGACGAGCGCGAGTGTCGGGTGGAGGCGGAGCCGCCGCCAGTGCCGCCCAGCACACCGCCGAAGCCGCCGTTTCCGGCCAACGCGCTGCGGCACAGCCCAGCGTCGAGGTAACGCGGATGCCGACGATTTCGGTGCATCCGAGCATGATGGATGCGCCGGGTTGTTCCGATCCTGATCTGCGCTGGCGGCCTGCGAAAATGCCAGCGCGCCTGAACCGTCCGGGGCGGTCAATCCCCGCGCGCCGTGCCTGACCGCTGCTCGCTGCGACTTTTTCCTTTCGCGACAGACGGACGGGATCCCAATCGACAGGTCGATTGGGGACCCGGTGGAACCGCCCCGAGAACCCGCCGGGTGAGGGGCTTTTCTCCCCATCTGTCCGCAAGGAAACACCGCCATGGCGACGACCGCCAGTAATACCCTCCTCACTCCCGACATGATCACCGCAAAAGCGCTGGTCATCCTCCACCAAAAGCTGAACTTCATTGGAAGTATAAACCGCCAGTACGACGACAGCTTCGCCCGCGTCGGCGCGAAGATCGGCGACACCCTGCGCATCCGGCTGCCGAACCAATACACCGTGCGCACCAACATGACGCTGGCGCCGCAGAACACGGTGGAACTCAACACCTCGCTGGCGGTGACCAACGTCTCCGGCGTGGATATTTCGTTCTCCACCACCGACCTCACGCTGAAGATCGATGACTTCGCCGCGCGCTACATCGAGCCGGCGGTGGCGGTGATCGCCGCCAACATCGAAAGCCGCGCGCTCGCGATGGCGCTCGACGTGTCGAACGTGGTCAACGGGCAGGGCTCCGCGCAGACCTTCAAGAATTTCTTGTCTGGCCGCAAAATCCTGCTCGACAACCTCGCACCGCAATCCAAGCAATGGATGGCGCGCATCAATACGCAGGATAACGTCGATATGGTGGACAGCCTGAAGGGCCTGTTCCAGCAGTCGACGCAGATCGCCAGCCAATACGTCGATGGCGTGATGGGCTCCACCGCAGGCTTCGAGTTCGCGGAGAATACCCACCTCTCGTCATTTACCCGCTCGGCGGCGGTCAACTACGCAGTCAACACCACCAGCACCACGGGCGACACGACGCTGGCGGTGAAAACCGGCACCGGCACCGCGCTGCATGGCGAGATTTTCACCATCGCGGGCGTCAACCGGCTGCATCCGGAGACCAAGGTCGACACCGGCGTGTTGCAGCCGTTCGTGCTCACAGCCGATGCCGGTGGTGCTGGCTCGCAAACCTGGTCGGTGTTCCCCTCGATCAACTTCGCCTCGCCGCACGGCGCGCGCGACAACCTCTCCAAGCTGCCGACCGCCAACGACGCGATTACCTTCATCGGCACAGCAAGCGCCGCGGTGGGCCAGTCGCTGACCTATCACCCGGACGCCTTCACGTTCGCGACGGCCGATCTGGTGATGCCGGGTGGTGTCGATATGGCCTCCCGCGCGGTCAAGGACGGCATCTCCATCCGTCTGGTGCGCCAGTACGACATCAACACTGACTACCTGCCATGCCGTCTCGACGTGCTGTGGGGCTGCAAGGCCATTCGTCCGCAGCTCGCGGTGCGTCAGTGGGCTAACTGAGTCGCCTCCCCAACCGGCGCGGCGGGGCGGGGATTTCCCCTGGTCCATCCCCAACCGCCTCCCCGCGGTCTCGCATGTTGGCCCGTGTGCATCCGGGTAAGGAACGGGCCACCTCTTCGCATAGGAGCTATCGCGCATGACGACGACAACCACGGCACTTGGCGGCGGTGTCGGCCTGGTCGATGCCAAGGTGATCGACACCAACATCACCAACCTGAAGACGACAGCCGACGCGGCGCTGCCACTGGCTGGTGGCACCATGACCGGCACGCTCGCGCCATGGTCGCGCACCACGACGCAGAAAAACGCCATCACATCGCCGGCCGCTGGCATGGTCGTCTATGACAGCACGTTGAACAAGCTCTGCGTCTATACCGGCTCGGACTGGGAAACCGTGACCTCGAGCTGATGGCGCTTTCCCCCTCCGTCTACGCGGAGCTGGCCGGGCTCGTGCGCGCCGGCTTCGAAACGCTGTACGCCGACATCCACCACCTCAGAAGGGAGCTACGCATCATGAGCCAGAGCCTGTCCGAACAGCTTGACGCGGCACTTGCCGGCATCAAGGACGACATCGCCGAGATCGCGGCCGATGTGTCCGCCGTGGCGCAGCAGATTTCCACGCTGCAAAGCGAGTTGTCGCCGGGATCCACGATCACCCAGGCGCAGGTCGACGCGATCAACGCGCAGAAAGCGGCGCTGGATGCGGTGAAAGCCAGCCTCGACAGCCTGGCGACGCCACCCGCCCCCGCGCCGACGCCGTAACCCATGGCGATCGAGACCGTCGGCGATCTGATCACCTTCGCGCTGCGCACGAGCGGCGTGAACGGCGTTGGTCAGACGCCGCTGGCGGAAGACTTCACCGATGCGCTGGTGCTGCTGCGCGCGATGCTCGCGGGCTGGCAGCGCAAGCGCTGGCTGGTGCCGAACGAGGTCGATCTGGCGATCACCTCGACCGGCGCTGCCTCCTACACCATCGGCCCGATCCGTCCCGATCGGGTGCATGCCGCCTATGTCCGGCTGCTCGGCAGCAACGACAATCCGCCGGACATCCGGCTGACGGTGATCGACAGCTATGAGGACTACGCGCAGATCACCCTGAAGAACCTGAGCACCTTTCCCCAGGCGGTGTTCTATGACGCGACGTGGCCGGACGGGCTGCTGAAATTCTGGCCGATCCCGCCGGCGGGCGCCTATGAGCTGCACGTCCTGTTCACCGCGCCGCTGCCGATCTACGTCAACCTGACCGATGAGCTGAACCTGCCGCCGGAGTATCTCGAGGCGCTGATCTACTCGCTCGCGGTGCGGCTGGCGATGAACTACGGGCTGGACCCGCGGCCGGCGCATGTCATGGCGATGCGCCAGGCGATGAACACGCTGCGCATGGCGAATACGCGGGTGTCGCAGGCGATGATGCCGGCCGGTGTCGGCGCGAGCGGTGGATCGGGCAGTGTGGCGGCCTCCGGCAGCACCGCCTTCAACAGCGGGCTGTGGTGATGCCCGACTACGTTTACCCGCCGGGCGTGACGCCGGAGCCGCCGGACGAGGATTTTGTCTATCCGCCGGCCACGGTGGACCTCGTAACGGGCGTCACGACGTTCAACACGCGCTCAGGCGCGGTCACGCTGACTTCGGGCGATGTGACGGACGCGCTCACCTTCACGCCGGGCAGCGTCGCTTCGGTGGCCACCGGCACCGGCCTGTCGGGCGGGCCGATCACCACCACCGGCACGGTCAGCCTCGCCAATACCGCGGTGTCGGCGGGCAGCTACGGCGACGACACGCATGTCGGGAAATTCACTGTCGATGCCCAGGGGCGGCTGACCGCAGCCTCGTCGGTGGCGATCACCGGCGCAGCGCCAACCGGGGCGGCTGGTGGCGATCTCACCGGCAGCTATCCCAATCCGACCGTCTCGAAAACTGGCGGCGTTGCCTTTGCCGCGAGCGCGACGACCGACACGACGAACGCCGCTAATATCGGTTCTGGCACGTTGCCGGCGGGGCGCATGCCGGCGCTTACGGGCGATGTCACGACATCCGCTGGTGCTGTGGCGACGACGCTTGCGAGCACGGCGGTCACGCCCGGCAGCTACACCAACACCAATCTGACGGTGGACGCCAAGGGGCGGATTACCGCGGCGTCCAACGGCTCCGGCGGCTCGGTCAGCAGCGTCGGTCTCTCCGGCGGATCGACCGGGCTAACCACGAGCGGTGGTCCGATCACCTCCACCGGCACCATTACGCTGGGTGGGACGCTTGCTGTGGCCTCGGGAGGCACCGGGCTTGCCTCCGGCACCTCAGGCGGCGTGCTCGCTTTTACCGCTTCCGGTACGCTTGCCTCATCGGCAGCGCTGACGGCGAATGCTGTCGTTGTCGGTGGTGGCGCGGGCGCGGCCCCCGCGACGCTCGCCAGTCTCGGCTCAGCGGGACAGGCGCTGATCTCCAATGGCGCCGGCACTCCACCTTCGTTCCAAAGCATCGCTGGCACGACCAGCGGCGTCACCCTGAACAGCTACACGGCGGCGGGCTCATCGACGTGGAACAAACCGGCCGGCTGCGTAGCGGTCTACGTCGTCGCCATAGGCGGTGGTGGTAAGGGCGGCGGTGGCGACGGCAACGCAGTGAGCAACAACCGTGTCGGTGGTTCTGGCGGCGGTGGTGGCTCGCTCGCGTCTGCCATGTTTCGAGCGAGCGATCTAACCAGCACAGTAACAGTGACGGTCGGCGCTGGCGGCACGACGGGCGGCGCTGGCGGATCATCCGGCACGGGGTCGAACGGACAGGTCGGCGGCAACTCGACGTTCGGCGCTTATCTGACCGCCTATGGCGGCGGCGGGGGGGGCGGCGGTCTCGCATCGGCGCTCTCCGGTGGTTCCGGGGCTGGCACGGCTGGGGCCGGCAATACTGGCACCACCGGCGCTTCGGCCGGCGGTTATCCCGCTACGGCGAATGTCGCTGGCACGGGAGGGCAGGGCGGTGGCTGCGCCGCAGGTGGCGTGGGGAACAATGCCGAATATGGCGGTGGAGCGGGCGGCGGCACGCAGTCTGCCGCTGCTGGTGCCAAGGGCGGAATTTCCCTGTATGCCAGCGGCGGCGGCGGCGGCGGCGGCTCAGTGAACAACGGCAATCCCGGCACACATACTGCTGGCGGCGACGGTGGCAACGTCGGGGCGTGGGTCGCGACCGGCGGTGGCGGCGGTGCAGGTGGCGGTGCGGGCGGTAGTGCTGGCACGGCCGGCACCACGGGCGACAGCACCAAGGCCGGCACTGGTGGTGGCGGTGGTGGCGGCAACAACGCCGGCACTGGCGGCGCCGGCGGCGCTGGGGGAGTGCCTGGTGGCGGCGGTGGCGGTGGCGGCGGTGGCACGACGACCGGCGGCAACGGCGGCGCTGGCGCTGATGGCACTGTGTTCGTGTGGGCTTGGTGACATGAGCCGCATCGCGCTTTCCGGCGGCGCCTATCAGGCGCGCTCGGTCATCGCCTCCGCCCAGCGCATGCTGAACCTCTATGCCGAGCCGCTGCCGGACATCCAGGGCGAGCCGGCGCGCTTCGCCTATTACCCCACGCCGGGCCTTCGTCTGCTCAACACGCTGCCCGAAGCGCCGGTGCGCGGGATCCGCCAGGCCACCAACGGCAACGTCTATGCGGTTGCCGGCAGGGGCGTCTATCGCGTCAATGCCGACTGGTCCGGCACGCATCTCGGCGACATCACGCTCGGTCCCACGAACCCGGTCAGCATGGCCGACAACGGCATCGAATTGGTCGTGGTCGATGGCACCGCGCTCGGTTGGAAGGTGACGCTCTCGACCGACGCCTTCGCGCAGATCAGCGATCCCACCGGCAGCTTTGCGGGCGGCGATCGGGTGGATTTCCTCGACACCTACCTGCTGTTCAACGTGCCCGGCACGCCGCAGTTCGAGTCATCGGATAGCCTCGCCACGACGTTCGATCCGCTGTGGTTCGCCAACAAGGAGGCATACGGCGACAATCTGGTGACGCTGATGGTCGCTAAGCGGAACATCTGGCTGCTCGGCGAGCGCACCACCGAGATTTTCTTCAATTCCGGCAAGCCCGACTTTCCGTTCGAAAGCTGGCCGAATGTACTGATCGACCATGGCTGCGCTGCGAAATACAGCGTGGCCCAGATCGACAATTCAGTATTTTGGCTGTCGCAGGACCGGCAAGGCGAAGGCATCGTCCTGAAAGGCGCCGGCACCGAGGTTACGCGCATTTCGACGTTCGCCATCGAGGCAGAAATTGCCGGTTACGCGACGATCTCCGATGCGATCGGCTACTCGTATCAGTTCGCCGGCCACGGCTTCTATGTGCTGACATTCCCGACCGTCTCGAAAACCTGGGCGTTCGACATCTCGACGGGGCTGTGGAGCGAACTGGCCTGGATCGACACCAACGGGCGCGAGCATCGCCACCGCGGCAACTGCGCCTGGCTCTGTCGCGGCCAGATCGTGCTCGGCGACTGGCAGAATGGCAATCTGTATGCGCTCGATCCGAGCGTATATACAGACTTCGACGGGCCGGTGAAGCGGGTCAGAGCATTTCCGCATCTGCTGGCGGATGGGCGGCGCGTCTACTACCGCCAGGTGCTGCTCGACGTAGAAGTGGGCAACGAGCCTGCGACGCCATCGGGCCTGACGCTGCCGACCGTGTGGCTTGACTGGAGCGATGACCGGGGCCGGAGCTATGGCAATCCGATCAGCCAGGACATCGGCGGGGTCGGTGAATATCGCACGTCGGTTCAGTTCCAGAGGCTCGGGATGGCGCGGGATCGGGTGTTTCGCGTGTCCTGGTCGTCGCCGACGCGCACGGCGCTGCAGGGCGCCTGGGTCGATGCATCACCGGCGGAAAGCTGAGATATGGCACTGATCGACAGCGAAGGGTTTGGGCTTTCCACCTCGTTCCAGGATTTTGTCACCTACAACGCGCTGGGATTTCCTGCTGGTGGCGGGATTGGGCAATTCAACCCTTCGATCCATTCCAGCGGAACCTACGGCGACCCCTATCTGACCTTCTGGAACTCAACCTCGGCGATCTTGCGCTTGGCACCCGCTGGCGTCTCTGCGTTTTTCTTCGGCGCCCGCACCCGGCTGAATGGCGTTGGGGGCAACCCCTGCTATCTGTTCTGCGATACCTCGTTCGTCAATCAGTTCGCCGTTCGCTTCAACACCGATGGTAGTGTGACCGCGCTTCGTGGGCGCACGCTGTCGACCACCGATTACACCGGCGGCACGGTGCTTGGCTCATCATCGGCGCTGGTGATGCCGGTGCAGGGCTGGCAATACGTCGAGATCGGCGGGGTGATTGATGCGTCGGCTGGCTCGGTCGTGGTCAAGGTGAACGGCACCACGGTGCTGAACCTCACTGGCGTCAACACGCGCGGGTCGGCAGCGGCGACGATGCGCCGCTATGGCTTGCAGTCAGACAGCGGCACCAGCACGAACTTTGACACCCAGCATTGGTATTTGTGCGACGATAGCGGGGGCGCGCCGTGGAATACCTTTCTCGGCGATGTGCGGGTGCAATCGCTATATCCGACGGCCAACGATGCGGTGGCGTTCACGCCGACCGGGCTCGGCACCAACTGGCAGAATGCGGCGAGTGTCCCGCCGGTGCCGTTCACCGATTACAACGCATCCTCGAATGTCAGCGACCGCGACACGTTCGAAATGCAGGACATCACCACTGGCAGCACCGTCTACGGGGTGAACCTGAAGCCGCTGGTCTACAAGAACGACGCGGGCGCGCGCTCCGGCGCATCGGTATTGAAGTCTGGCGCTACCACCGATGTCGGGACGACCACCGTGCTGTCGGAAACCGCGGCGCAGCTCAGCAAGATGTATGAGACCGACCCGCACACGTCGGCGCAGTGGACGGCGACCGCCGTCAACGCCATCAAGGCCGGCTACCAAGTTGCCGCGTGACCGCCGCCCGTGCCGCCCAGACCCTTGCTGAATCGCTTGCTGGCGCAAGTGACCCGCGCGCTGCGGCGGCACAGGTCATCAGCGAGGCCGCATTCGCTATCCCGGCCTCGCGGGCTGCGTCAGCGCAAGTTCTGGCTGAGCCGCTTGTTGCCAACTTCGGCGGCGTTGTGCGAGCCGCCGGCGCGCAGGTGCTGGCCGAAGCCATTTTTTTCGTCTCGGATCGTATCAAATTGGCCCTGCTGAGCACCCCCGAATTGCAGTTCATGGACGCCAATGGCCATCCCTATGCCGGCGGCCAGCTCGCGCTCTATGTCAACGGCACCACCACACCGAAGGACACCTGGCAGGATCCCAACCAGACCGTGCTGAACACCAACCCGATCGTGCTCGACGCGGCCGGGCGCTGCATCGTCTGGGGCGATGGGCTATATCGCGCGGTGCTACACGACGCTGATGGCAATCTGGTGTTCGACCAGCCGACCTCGACCTTGGTCAGTGCGGCGATGATCCCGGTGGTCGGTGCCGCGACGCTCGCCGAGGCGCGCGACGCGATGGGCATCACCACGCTGCTCAATGCCGAGGCCACGACACGCGCCACGGCGGACGCCACCGAGACGGCACGGGCGGAGGCGGCTGAGGGCACGCTGACCACCAACCTCACAGCCGAGGTTTCACGTGCAACGGCGGCTGAGGCTGCCAACGCGGCGGCCATTGCGGCGGAGACGGCGCGGGCCGAAGCCGCGGAAGCCGGGCTCGCCGCGACGCACCGGATCGAGACCGGGGTGGCGACCTCCGGCGCTGGCGGCCATGTGCGGGTCACCTTCGGCACGCCCTATGCGGGTGATCCGGTGGTGTTCGCCACGACGTTCTCGGCCGGGCTGCTAGATTTCACCTTCGTTGGCCATGCCGACACCAACGGCGCGGATTTCTGGTGCGGGCAGGCGGCGGCACCCGGCTCGCCGGCGGTCGGCGTGCCGTTTCAGTGGATGGCCGTGGGCTGATGCCGCTGGTTCCCTCCGCCGTCCTGCAATTCTCCGATGCCGACGGTCACCCCTATGCCGGCGGCTCGATCGACTTTTTCGTCGTTGGCACCACCACGCGAAAGAACACGTGGTCGGACTCCGACGCGACGGTGCTCAACACCAATCCGGTCATCCTCGACGCCGCGGGTCGGTGCATCGTGGTCGGCGATGGCGCCTATCGCTCGATCCTGAAGGACGCCGACGGGAACACGATCTGGGATCAGGTGACGGACAGCCTGGTGTCGCTGGCGATGGCGCCGGTGTGCGATGCCGCGACCCTGGCCGATGCGCGCGACGCGATGGGCGTGACGGCGGCGATTGCGGCGGAGGCGACGCGGGCGGAGGCGGCCGAGGCGACGCTGCAGACCAACATCGACGCTGAGGCGGCAACCCGGCTCAGCACCGACACCACGCTGCAGGCGGAAATCCTCGCCGAAGGCACGACGCGCGCGACCCAGGACACCGCACTGAGCGCGGCGATCGCCGCTGAGACCGCACGGGCCGAAGCCGCGGAGGCGGCCAATGCCGCGGCCATCGCGGCGCTCTCCGGCGGCGTGCGCGCTGGCACCGCCACGAGCGACGGTCTCGGCATGATCACCGTCACCTATGCGACCCCGTTCGCGACCGATACCGTCTATGCCGCTGTGGTGGCGGACGGCACCGCCTTCGGTCTCTCCGGCATCCGCCTCACGGGCGTCACTGACAACATTTCGGTCGCGGTCTATCCGATGGGCGACAAGTTCGGCTTCAGCGGACAGGTGGTCGACTCATCCGGCGGCGCGGTGCCGACTGTCACCGTCCAGTGGTACGCGATCGGCTACTGATGGCCGTTTCTCCCCTCCTCGCACCGTTCCCCGCCGGGCCGATCGTGGATCCCGCCACCGGCACTATGACCGAGGTCGGCCGCGCCTTTTTCCAGGCGCTCTGGGCGCGCACCGGCAATGCGGTCGGCACCTCGTCCGATACGACGGCGGCCGGCCTGGCACACGAGATCAGCCGCGCGGAGACCGCTGAGGCCGATCTGCGGGCGGCTGATACGACGCTGTCCGCCTCGATCGCGGCGGAGACCGCGGCGCGGGTGAGTGCGGTGGCGAATGAGGCGATTGCCCGCCAGGCGGCGATCTACGCTGCGGGGGCCGATGAGGTCGGCGCGCGGATCGATGGCGATCTGCGGCTGCTGGCGGAAATCTATTGGAAACTGTGACGCGGTGAACCTGGTCTCGACAACGCAGAGCCTGGAAATCGTGCTCGGTGAGGTGACAGCCACCACCGAATGCGACTTCGTGACGGCCTATGCCGATGTCGCGGTCACTTCGTTCGCGCTCGGCGAGCATGATGGGGTGACCAACGGCACCACGGCGGTGACCGTGGTTGCCGCCCCGGCGGCGGCGCTGGCGCGGCAGGTCAAAGAGGTGCGGCTGCACAACAACGACACAGTGGACCACACGGTGACGCTGCGGCTGAACAATGGCGGCACGCATCGGATTGTGCAGCAGCAGGTGATCCCGCCGAATGGCGACTTTGCCTACAGTCCATCCGGCTCGGTGACCAACAACGCGGCGGCGGCGGTGCTGCTCGAGTCGGGCACGATCGGCGCGAAGATCAGCGCGCTGCCCGCGTTCAACCTGACGCTGCCGCCGGACGGGACGGAGAAGCTGGCGGTGGTCGAGGCTGCCGCCACCACCGGCATGACGTTGGCGCAGCTCTACACGCTGTTCGCCGACTGGTTCGATTTAATCAGCGCAAACCCGCTGGATGCGCCGAGTGGCAGCAACAATGATGGCATAGCCGCCGTTTGGATAAGTGGGAGGGGTGACGGCCTCGGCTCCGGCGGCGTCACTGGCGCCCAGGCAGGGGACGGCGGTGACACCGGCAACGGCGGTCAGGCTTTCTTGGGCGGTGGGAGCGGCGGTGTTACTAGCGGCAACGGCGGGGCTGTCTTCGTACAGGCCGGTTCGGCGCCATCGGACGGCGCTGGAGGCACGGTAAGTATAACGGCCGGCAGCGGCGCGGCAGCCGGTGGCGGTGGTGCCCTCGTTGGCGCGGCCGGCGCCGCCGGTGACACCGGCAACGGCGGCTATGTCGAGTTCGACGCCGGCAACGGTGGCGCCAGCAGCGGCAACGGCGGGGGCGTCACTCTGGCCGCCGGCAATGCAACCGACGGCAACGGTGGCTCGATTGAACTGGACATCGGGCAAGGCGGCGGTAGCGGCGTCAACGGCAACCTGACCATCTTCAACCTGCCCACCTCTGATCCCGGCGTCTCCAACGCGGTGTGGCTCGACAATAACTGCCTCGTCGCCTCCGGCGCCAACACCCGCCAGCAGGCATCCGTCGCCTCCGGCTCGGCGGTCGCGTTGACCACCGCCACTGCGAAGGATGTGACCACGCTCACACTCGCCGCCGGCAAGTGGGCGATCTTCGGCGCCGTCTACTTCACCGGCAACGCGGCGACCACGGTCACCCGCGCCGCCGGCTCGCTCTCGACCACGGCAGACACGATGGCGACAGATCCCGGCTCGTTCGCCAATCAGTATCTGGCCGGCGCGGTGTTCTCCACGATTGGCGAGGACATCGCGATCACCGGCATGGCGATCACCGACCTCGCCGGCGGCGCGACCTATCATCTCGTGGCGCAGGCAAGCTTCGCGGTGAACACGCTGTCGGCCTATGGGCTGATCTTCGCCATTCCCATCCTCTGAGGCGCCCCATGGACACCACCACGCACAACACCGTCACCGTCTCGATCGCCGCGGCCGATCTGCAAGCCTGGATCGCCGCGCACGCGGCCGACCTGAAACCAGAGCACGCGTCACTGCGCCGGCCCGGACCAGGCGCGCCACGCGGCAGCACCGCACCGCTCGAACTGGTGTGGCCGATCAGCAGGAACTACCTCGACGCGTTTCTGCGCGGGGTGATCCCGAACCTGCCGCAGGCCTACAGCGTGCAGCCGGTGGTGGGCGATGCCGACGTGGTGGCCCGCGTCGTCTGGCGCGCGTGAGCTTTGTCCGTCGTCGTCCCGGTGGTGCGGCGCGCCGGATACCGCATCGGCCTCGAGCAGCACCTGGACGTGACCTGGGCGCATTGCCGCATCCTCGGCGCCTGGAGCGTCGCGACCTGCCGCGCGCTGCGGCGCGATTGGGATGCGCTGTTCGCGTTGCACGGCGGTCCGATCTTTGCCGTATCGCACACGCCGCATGGCGATGACCCGGAAAAATTCGGCAGGTTCTGCGAGCTGATGGGCTTTGAATTCGACGGAGCGGTCACTTGCACCGATGGTGTTGAGCGGCCGATCTACGTGCGCTGGAGATAGTCAATGCCTGACGGCGGTATCAGTTCGGTCATCGGCGGCATTGCCGGGGCTGCTGGCAGCATCATCGGCGGCTCGCAGGCGGCGAAGGCGGCTGAAAAGGCGGCCGAGCTTCAGCACGAGCAGTATCTACAGACGCGCGCCGATCTGCTGCCGTACAACACCGCCGGCCAGTCGGTGCTGGGCGATCTCACCACCTTGGCGAAGTCAGGCCCCTACGGTGGCGGCACCAACTATCTCGCGATGGCCGAGGCGAACCTGCCGATGAACATGACGCAGGAGCAACTGGAGAAGACACCAGGCTATCAATTCAATCTGTCGCAGGGGCTGAAGGCGACGCAGAGCGCGGCCGCGGCGCGCGGGCTCGGGGTGTCGGGCGCGGCTCTGAAGGGCGCGGCGACCTACGCCACGGGACTAGCCGACAGCACGTATCAGAACCAGTTCGCCAATGCGCAGCAGCGGTTCAGCGACATTCTGAACCTGAACACCGGCCAGCAGGCGAACCTGACCAATCAGTACAACCGGCTGGCGGGGGTGGCGACCCTGGGCGAGAACGCCGCGGCGCAGACCGGGGTCGCGGGCACCGCGGCGGCGAATGCGGCGGGCAACTATACGACCCAGGCCGGGCTGGCGAATGCCGCAGGCTTCACCGGCGCATCCAATGCGCTGACCGGCGGGATCAACAACTATCTGGCCTACAACGCGCTGCAAAATGCGCTGAAGCCGAGCAGCGGCACGACCGGCGGTTTCACCAATGCCGACACGCTCACTGCCTCGCAAGTGACGAACCACGGTTCGTGAAGGATTGAAGCGAAATGGCTGATTTCGACAGTCTCGGCCAATCGATCCGGGCGGGCAATGTGCTCAGCCAGATCGCCAATCCGCAAATCGTCAACCCGCTGGCGGCGTTTTCCAGCGGCATCGGCGTGGCGCGCCAGGTCATGGGGCTGCGCGAGCAGCAGGCGCAGCAGGCACTCGGCGAAGCCTATCAGGGCGCCATCGATCCCGCGACCGGCCGCTATGATCCGCTGAAGTTCAACGCGCTGGTTGCCGCTGATCCACGCACGGCCCTGGCGGCCAAGGCGGGTGTCGAAAGCTCGACCACGCTGGCCGGGCAGAACC